CGCATCAGAAATTGTGCAAATGCGTGCTACAGATTTATTTGGAGATGCATATTTACATCTTTTATCTGGTTCATTCAATTACACAGATGGTAAAGTTGTAAGTTGGTTTCAATTAGAAGGCGCCCCAATGCCTCCTGGATTAACACAGCCAGAAGTTTTTTATAAAATGATTTCAGGTGGAAATATTCAACATTTTAACTATTATATTCATCACGCAGTAGATACAATATATTATGGATATTATATGGCAAGAGCAAAATTGGCTGGGGGACAGGCAATTAATTTAGCTCTAGGAACATCTCTTCATACTGATAAAAATCCTATATATATATTTGATAATCAACCAGTTACAGAAAAATTAATTCAAGAGGCAATATTAGATAATGAATTTGATTATAAACCAAGTAATAATGCTTTTACAAGAAATATAACTTTGTCAGCAGCTATTTTTAGCAATGATTTGGGTAAAGGCATAAATGAAACACAGTCATTTCAACAATCTTTACCAATGATGGTACCTAATGCTACACTTTCTTCACAAAATAATATTAATTTACTTGCCCAACCTGCAAATTATGCAGCCATTTCTCTGGGAGGTAAATATAAGAAAAAAACAGCCAAAAAAAAATTAAATAAAAAAACAAAAAAGAATAAATTAAAAATAAAAAAATCAAATAAAAAATCAAATAAAAAATCAAATAAAAAATCAAATAAAAAATAAATTTTTATTATATTTTATTAAATACGTTCTATTAAAATATAAAAACACTTTTTTAAATATAGTAACATCTAAATGATATTAAATATTCATCAAAATATAAAAGAAAAATTAGAATATTTTCACTCTATACATAAAATACCAAATATTATTTTTCATGGTCCATCTGGATGTGGAAAAAGAACTATTGTAAATGAATTTATTCATAAAATTTATGATAATGATAGAGAGAAAATAAAATCATTTGTTATGTATGTAAATTGTTCTCATGGTAAAGGAATTAAATTTATAAGAGAAGAATTAAAGTTTTTTGCAAAAACACATATTAATTCAAATGGTGGTAATATATTTAAAAGCATTATTCTTTTAAATGCTGATAAATTAACTATGGATGCTCAATCAGCATTACGAAGATGTATTGAACTTTTTAGTCATAATACTAGATTTTTTATAATTGCCGAAGACAAATATAATTTAATGAAACCTATTTTATCTCGATTTTGTGAAATTTATGTACCAGAACCAATGGTCAATGGAAACATAGTTAATTTATATAAATATAATTTGAATGAAGTGTTTAAAATGAAAGATAATAAAAATCAGAGACAGGATTGGTTAAAGAAAGAGTTATTAAAAAGTGTAAATAAAAAAACATGTTTAACTGATTTAATGAATATATGTGTTAAATTATATGAAAAAAGTTATAGTGGAATTGATATTTTAAATCTATTAGAAAATAATAAATTTTTGGATAATTTAATTACAGTAGAAAAAAGATATGAATTATTAGTTTGTTTTAATCGTGTTAGAAAAGAATTTAGAAATGAAAAATTATTGATTTTATTTATTTTAAATTTTATTTTTTTAAGTTCAGAACTGTCTTTAGAAAATATAAGTTTTATGTAAATGGATGATTTTAATGTTAGTTCGCTTCATGAATCTCGTAATGAATGGTCATCAAGATTAGTAACCATTTTAACTCCTATGATAGTAGATGGATATAAATCAATTTTAGAAGAGGCAATCAAGCTTTGTAAAGAAAATGGAGAAATGAATAAATATTTAATGACATTTCAAAATTTAATTTCACGTGTTCCAAAATGGAATGCCGCAATCATTGAAACAGAGAGAAAAAGAATTTGTGAAAAATCTGGTTGTAATTATTTAGATGATTTGGTTACTTGTGTTCATATTATTCAATTAAAAATATTAACTGCAATGCGTGTGGGTCAAAAACAAAAAAAAATAGATATTAATGTGCCAAAATTAGATGATTTTATACATAAATGTTATATAAATGCAGCCAGAAAAATATATAAAAATGTATATTTATTTGAAACAATTATTCCCCCACTACAAATTCAAAAAAATCACAGAGAACTTGAGATTATTATTCAAGAAGCTATATTAAATACATTAAGAGAAAGTATTCCAGTAGACGCAATTTTAAAAGCTTACATGGATGAAACTGTCGAAGAAGATGTAGTAGAAGAAATTAAAGAACATATTATTGAAGAACCTATTCAAAACAGTAATATGAAATTAAATATTCCAGCTGAATTACAACAATATCAAAATGATTCTGATAATATAAATAGAAATAATATATTTGATAACACAAAAAAAAATAATAAATTAAGTTTTAATGATATAGATTATGTTTCAGGCGGCGATGGTAAAGTAAGTTCAATTATAGCTCCTAAAAGTATTGAACGTCTAGAACAAATAAGTGAAATGAGAGCAAATGAAAGAAAAGCTGAATCTCTTGATGATGATGATGATAATATTAAAATATCAATTAGTGACCAACCAGTAAATTTAGATTTTTTAGATGTACATAATATCGAAGAGCAAAAAATTGATTTATTACCTGACTTATTAATAGATGATATTGAGATTTTAGAATAATTGCGTTAAAAAAATAATAAGAATATGCTTTAGTATTTTAAATGGAAAATATATTTGTCATAGCAGCAATCATTTCAGTAATTTTTTTGATTGCAAAATTTATCGAGATGAGATATATAGAAAAAGAAAGTAAACCTTTGAAAATATTAATACGTGATGCTCTTGTTGTTTATTTTAGTGTCATAGTAGGTTATTTTATAATTGAACAATTAAAATCTACTATGCAAAATGGTGGTGATAATTCAAAATTAACTCCTGTTTTTACTGATAATCCTGATTTTTAATATTAGAAATACAATGAATATTATTTTTCATATTTCATTGGATCTCCATTTTCATATATGTAAAATTTACCAATACAATTTAATGATTTAAAATATGAATCATTGTATAATGTAAAATCAGGTGTATCAATTATTTCTTCTAATGCTTTACATAAATCAACAACATTGTTAATAGTTGTTGGTAACCCAGAATCCACAATTTCTTTAGTTCCATAATTATTTGAAAATATTATTCTATTTAACAAATCAAAAAATTTTTTAGAAATAACTGGAATATAAATTAAATGTTTAACAAGAGAATTTATCAATCTTAAATCAGCACTCATATTTCTATTTTGAGAACTAATGTAATGAAAAAAACCAGGTATTATTTCTGGAGCCAACTGATTTAATCCATAATCTTTTCCACAATCAGGATTACAATCATTAATTTTACATATTGCTTCATAAGTTTCTTTTGAACTATGTGTTTCATCTTTATAATAAGAACGACCATAATCAATAATTTTAACAATGTATTTTGAATTAAATTTTATTATTTTACCTGATATTAAATGATAATTATATGTTATATATCCATTTTTAATTGGTTCATATAATAATATATTATTCAAATGTAAATCATAATGAGTAAATACATTGCTCAGGGTTGCGAGTGGCATATATATTTGATAAAGTATATCCAATAATTCATAATTAATTAAAATATTTTTTTTATTTTTATTTGATTCTTTAAATAAATTTTTTAAATAAGTTACCATAGTTGTCGCATCTTTTATTTCTTGTATTAAAATTGCAATGTCTCTTGATTCTGGACATCCAACTGAATAATCAATTTCATTAAATTCATATAAACTATTTTTTAAAACATCAGCTGTTATTGTTTCTTCATTTTTGGCATTATTCCAATCTTCTTCATCTTTATAAACAAATAAACCATATGTTTCTATGAAACAAGGAAATAATTTATTTTTTTTATTTATAAATTGTCCTACTTCATATTCATACATTAAATTATCAGAGGATTTATTAGTTGCTGATTTTAATATTGTATAAGCATCATAACCTTCACGACTAAATTTTATTTCTTTTACAAAACCATTTTGAGAGACAACACCTAATCTTTTTATTGGTGAGACAGCATATTCAAAATCCATAAAATTATTAAAAAACTCATTTATATTTTTTATTTCTGTGCCAAAAGCAATACATACTCCTGAATCAGAACAAATTGTTTTCAAAAAGTTTGCGCGAATTTTACTTTTATTTTTTAAAACAAAATTGCCCACTTTTTTCAGAGCTTTCTGTCTTTCTTCCAATAATTGTTCTTCTTCTGTTCCAGATGAACCATATTGAAATAATTTGAATTTTGCTTGTTTGACATATTTTTTTGATTTTTTCTTAATAATTTTTTTCTTCAAAGTATTTTTTTTTGTAATATTTTTCTTTTTTTTTAATACATATTTATTTTTAAATGTTTTGTGGTTTTTATTCATATAATGTATATTTATACAAAAAAATATTACATCTTTTAGTTTCAACTAAATATCAGAATTTTAATATAATTTTTTGTAATAGTTTCTTAATAATATTTTATTGTTTTTTTTGAATTATCTTCCAGTCCATACCTTTACAACTACTTTTGGAACTTTTCTATTTATAAAATCTTGATAATATTTTTCATAGGAATAGCCCCATTTTTGATATCTCATAATATCACCAAATATTGATTTTTTATTTAGAATTTTTTGATTTTCAGTAAAAAAAATACAACCTAAAATTCTCTCTAATGAGCATCTGTCACTTCTGCATTTAACTACTGATAACATATTTGTAATTTTGTATTTTGCTTCTATTTCTTGTAAAAAATTATGGTTTATAAAGCTTTGTCCTCCAAAACAACCGTACCATTTTAAATGGGGCAATCCAATAAGGTTATCATTTAGTGTAATTTTTTGTTGAATGGATAAAGCGTTTGATAAATTACTTGATATACGTATAGTATTAATTACATTTTCTTTATCTGGATAAAAGAACCAAAGAGGAATAACTTTTAATCCTAAAAATTTTTCGAAGTTAACTCTTTTATGAAAAAAAACACTATCATGTAAAATAACTGCATTATTAAAATACTTATTTTTCAAATAATAATAATATGGTAATAATTCCCCTCTACCTTTAAATTCGGATTGTACAATCTCTACATTTTTATAGTCAAAATCCGCTTTAACAAAATTATAGTTACTATTATCATCAATAATAATGATTTTTTTTAAAGGATACAAGCTTCGTAAGCATTTTACAGAATGGTTCCAATATTTATTTGTTGTTTCAGAATTTACATGCCTTGTTATAATAAAACCAAAAGAATTCATAATATATATAAATATTATAGTATTATGAATTACTACAAAAAATATAATTATAACCTAAAATTATCCAATATAACTTGGAATATTATCAATATTAATTATATCCGATGGAATATCTCCTTTAAATTTAGAAAATGATTTGAATTCTGGTCTCTCTAATTGAGATTGTGGAGTATGATTATGAACACACCTTGCAATCATTTTATATAATTTAAAATCGGGATATCTATCTGTTCCATTATTTTTGTATAACATATTAATTCCTTTATCGTCTAAACACCATTCGACAATTAAACGCTTTACTGGGTCGCTACATTTATTTAAATCTTTGATTTCATCTATATCATCAACAACATAATCAAAAATAGAACACGCTAATCGACATAAATCAAAGCTAAAATTAGGTTCTAATCTTGGCTTTTTATCATTAAAATAAGGTTCTATATTATATTGAGTAGCAGCATCTCCATCATTTTTAAAACTATCACTGCAAAATGTATTCCCATTAAATTTGTAAATACTTCTTCCAAAATCAATAATTTTAAAAATTCTTCCATATGTTGGAACTTTGTAATGTTTCTTTTTATAACAGTAATAAATAAATTTTTTATCAGTTTCATTATACATAACATTATTAGTATGAAGGTCGTTGTGGGTAAAATTAAATGCTTTTTGATAAGTTATAAGAATCATAATTATTTGCATTAAAGCAGAAAACCATTCCTCCGGCTGCAAATCTTCTGATAAAATCAAATCATCTAATGTATTTTCACAATATTCCATTCCTATAACTTGAACTGGAAATTTTGGTATAATTGCATTTATTCTTTCTTCTTCAATAGACTCTTCCTCATCACTCTCATTTTCTTTATTATTATTTTCACTATTAGCAGAAGAATTTTTTGAATTTTCTTCCAACGATTCATTGCATTCTTCACAATTTTCTTCTACATCTTCATCACACGTATGAGATGACCTGGAAGAACATGTAGAATTTGATTTAAGAGTAACATTTTTGTTCTCATTATTTTCAAATAAATTTGAAGATGTAATATCTTCTAATTCAACCGACATTTCTTTAAGGTCATTTAAATCAACTGTTTTTTTATCTTCTTCGAAAATATCTTCAAAAATATCATTATCTAATGAATTTAGAGATAGACGCGATTTAACACTTGAGTTATCAATAAATAAAGGTTTCAATTTATTATTATCAGGTTGAAATAAATGGTCATAATTATCTACAGTAAATAATATATTTTTATTTTTATTAAAAAAATCAGAATTATTTAAATAATCAATATCATCAAATATATTTAATGAAAAATTATTTTTAATAGCTAAATAGGACCCGTAATAATCAACACCGTGAATAAAATTATGATTATGAATTAAATTACTTGTCAAAAATAGGAAAAATCCGTCCACATAAGCTGAATTATTCACATCTAATATTTTTGGATTAATTTGCGTCTCTGTTGAATCAAGTTTGGGTAAATTAAAGGTATTTGGGTCCGCTGCATTATATTTACCAATTAAAAATTTATAGGGGTCTAATAAAGGAGCCATTTTAAAAAACACTTCTCTTTCTTTTATTTTATTATTATTCATATTTTTTATTCGACATGTAATTAAACGTTCATCATCATTATTAATCTCATTAACCTCATTAAGACTTGATATGTACCATTTATTATTTAAATTTATACTGTTATAGTTAGATTCATTTAATGAAAAAAATCTTTTATAAATGGGAATATAGTTTTGTGTATTCGAGAGAAAAAGAGATTCAGGTGTTTCTAAACTTTTGAAAAGTTCAGTATTCTTTCTTTTCTGATAATTCAAGTTTATCATTATTAGCTAATTAATATATAAATTATATGTCTTTTTAACTTATTATTTTAATTAATGATTAAACCTTTCAAAAAGAGACAATATCAAATATATTTGCGTAAAACAAATGAAAAAATAATTTCTAAAACTAATAATAATGACTTTAGAACTTAAAAAATTTGATATGAAAAATATAAGTTTTAAACCAAATGAGAATAAAGGACCAGTTGTGGTTTTGATTGGAAAGCGTGATACTGGTAAATCTTTTTTGGTAAGAGATTTATTATATTATCAACAAGATATTCCTATTGGAACCGTTATTTCTGGCACAGAAGAAGGAAACGGATTTTATGAAAAAATGGTTCCAAAATTGTTTGTACATAATGAATATAATACAGCTATTATTGAGAATATATTAAAGAGACAAAGAACTGTATTAAAACAAATTAAAAAAGAAATGGAAACTTATAAACGCAGCACAATTGACCCACGAGCATTTGTTATATTAGATGATTGTCTATATGACAATACATGGGCGCGCGATAAAATGATGCGACTTTTGTTTATGAATGGGAGACATTGGAAGGTAATGTTAGTCATCACAATGCAATATCCTTTAGGAATTCCTCCTACACTTCGAACTAACATTGATTATGTGTTTATTTTGAGAGAAAATTATATTGCTAATAGAAAGCGTATTTATGAAAATTATGCTGGAATGTTTCCTACATTTGAGAGCTTTTGTCAAGTAATGGACCAATGTACAGAAAATTATGAGTGTCTGGTTATTAACAATAACTCAAAATCAAATAAATTACACGATCAGGTGTTTTGGTATAAAGCTGATAATCATAATGACTTCAGATTAGGGTCAAAAGAATTCTGGGAATTGTCTAAAAATCTAAATGATGATGATGAAGATGAAAAATATGACCCTAACAATGTTAAAAAACGTGGTGGTGGTCCTAAAATTAGCGTTAAAAAGGCAAATAAGTGGTAGATTAGGTGGTTTTACACATTTTCTCATTTAAAACGCGCATTATTAATGCGTTAAAAATAATATATTATAATATAATATATTATAAAATAATATGAACAAAACAATTATTCAAATTGGTTCTCATGTAGGAAATACATGTAATGACCCTATATTTAATATTGTTGATAAAGATACTAATTTGATATTAGTTGAACCTGTCCCATATTTGTTTGAACAATTAAAAAATAACTACAATAAAAAATTTGAAAACAACCACAATATAATTTTTATAAATAAGGCAGTTAGTAATTTTATTGGAGAAATTGAAATGACGATTCCTTCAGAAAAAAATGATTACTCAAAATTACCATTTTGGGCTTCACAACTCGCATCTGTTAATTCTGAACACGCCAGAGGACATATAGATAGTTTATTAGTTGAAAAAATAATTGTTGAAACTACAACAATTAATCAAATAGTAAAAGAATATAATATAAAACAAATTGATTTATTGCAAACTGATACAGAAGGACACGACTATACAATTTTAATGAATTATAATTTTGAAATTAAACCTAAAAAAATTATATTTGAAAACAAACATATGGATGGATTATTTAAAGTAGGAATTAAATACCACGAACTATTAAATAAATTATCGTCTCTTGGATACAAAAAAATAGAAGAAAATTTTGAAGATACAATTTTAAAATTAGAGATATAATGTGCGTTTTAAATGAGAAAAGGTGTAAATCATTATGTTTTAACTAATATAAAATATTTATTTTGTTAAAAGCTATATAAATATTTAAAAAATAATATTATGCAATAAAATATAAAAATTATACTATTAGAAATAAGAATTGGAATTTTATTAATAAAAAATCCATAGATAAACATAAAAACTGATGAAATTATTCCTAGTATAATTGATGTAATAGAAATAGAATCAGCATTTTTAATGTTATAAATATGAATTATTTGTGGAATTAAATTTATACTTATAAAAAATGCTCCAGCATAACCTATATATTCATAATTAATATTCATATATATTATTAAAAAATATATTTAAATT